AGACGTTCGACAGCGTTGTGCCGATCGAGAGCACCGCCGAGTAGATGCTGGAGATCCAGCCGAACTTTCCCGCGCCGCCGGTCATCATGTTCACGCCCGTTGCGGCGGTACCCGTGGTGTTGTCGAGATCAATCGCAACGTACTGCCGCCCGCCGGAGTCGATTTTTTGCGGTCGGAATTGCGGCGTGCCGCCATAGTCGGAGCCAAGCGGGACGATGTTACCTCCGACGACTACAGTTTCCTCTGACATTTGATTTCACGCTCCTTAGGTGTAGGTTTTGGTGACGCTGGAGAACAGTCCGTTGGTGCCATAGTTGATTGTCACGGTCTTGGTGTGCCCACCAGCCGTAGTGGTGACCTTTGAGATTAGACCGTTCGATCCGTAGCCGATCGTCTTTGCCGCAACAATAGCGTTGGTTGCCGGATCAGAAACTGTCAGGTCCGAGATCATTCCGTTCGCCCCGTAAGTCGGGGTAACACTCCTGGTATCGGAGCTCAATTCGAAAGCAGGGTCAATTCGCACTGATGTGTTCCCTGTACCGATTGGCAACACACCCATCGTAGCCGCAGAAGGGATCTGCCCAGTAGTTAGTTTCCCGTCAGCTCCAAGAGTAGCCACGCCGCTCGCTTGTCCCAACAACGAGGTAGCCACTGCACCGACCGTGCCCGGCGTAACCGCTATCGTGCCGTCAGACGCAAACTGGAAGCCGGAGCCGATCTTTACCGCGCCGAGGGTCTCAGAGGACGCCGTGCGGAAGAAAGCCGCAGGGATGAGCCTGTTGCCATCCAGCGTTGGCACCCCGAGCGCTTGCCCCTTTTGCGAAGCGGGTATGGCGGCGTCTGCTGTTGCCTGAGCCGCAGCGGTCGCTTGCTGGTTGGCGCGAAGTTCTGCGTCAATTTTATCCATGTTCCCGTTTTGAACATCAACGTCATAGTTCTCGTTCTGTCCGGGCTTGACCAGCCCGTAGTTTGCCGTTGTGGTCGGCATTCTGCCTCCCTCCTATCTACCCTTTCGGAAGTTGTGTGCGCAGCGTGTCGTGCGTCATGGACTTCATCTGCGCGTGGGTGTATGACCTCAATTCGCGGTGCTGGGTGTAGATGAACTTCCACTTCAACAACAAATGCGCGGGTATGAAGCGTGTCATGAGCGTTTGAAGGTCGCCGAGGTTCGGTGGTACGCCCCGGAAATCGTTAAACTGAATGGTAATCGTGTACCCTGCGAAGTCCTCTAATAGTTGCGTGGAGTACCCGTAAGCCTTCAGGACGTTGGTGATCGACAGCGGCGTTGCCCCAAGCCCGCCCCGCGACATCGCCATGACGTTGTTCCGCCGAGCGACTGCGTTGGATTGATCCACGAGTTTTATCGCGAATTCCGCTTCGTAGATCGGGAGCGCCCAGGTAGCGGTATCGATGAACAACTGGTTCTGCCCGTCAATGACTGCTTCTTGGAGGCTGTCGATCTGCTCTCCTATGGATTTGTAGAAACCGGTCATGTTCCTCATCGAGTTGTTCAGGAAAGGGCGTGGCAACATCCGTTTAATCGCGTCAAAGAATCCCAAAGGGTTCACCTCCCTACGCGACGTCCAGCAAGCCTGGAACGGCGAGCTCAGTGTTGCTAAGTTGTATGTTGGCCGCAGGAGCCGTCAGGTTGAAGTCGAGTACTCCGGGCACAGACATCGCCGCTTGAATGATACCAGTGAAGCGAACCACTCCGCCGATCGGCACGTTAGACAAGTAGGTCGTGATCGCCTGCTTCACTTGTGTGTCCAGCGTGCTGAGAGCGTAACCCGTCATCGCCGTGACCGTCGCCGTAACGTCAATGGTGTGCTGGTCCGGCTTGATCACCTTGACGTCAGCGCCTACAGGCCGCTTTGTCTGAATGTGATCGCTCACCGCCTTCACAAGCGCATCGGGCGGGATGGAACCGTCCGAGACAACCACATCCACTGTCCCCGGCCCGCGACTCAAAGGTAGAGGGATCGCGTGAACGACACCCTGCACTTCCATCGCCCAGACCAAGTAGTCGGCGGCGGTTCCTCCGTTCTGTGGGTTCTGGATCGTGAACAGGTAACGGGCACGCAGCTCGCCGTCGCTTTCCGTGTCCACGCCGCCTGACAATGCCTCGACGGATACGTTCTGCACACCAACGACCGCGATGCCCACCACCTGAAGTGCCGTCCCTGTAGCGAGATTGCCTACCTTACCGATGGTCAGGCAAGCCACCGGCACGGCAACGCTGGTCCAACCCAAAGGCAGGTTGATGTCCGTTGTGACCGCGAATTCAATCTTTCCGTCCATCGTCGCAAGCAACGTCCCTTGTTTTAGGTTCGTGCTGATCGGTGATGGTGAGGTCCGGGTGAAACGTACAGTCCCAGTCGCGACGGTCCCAAGTTTGCGGAACACACCACGTTCGTTGCACCGCCGTTCGAGGAACGTTCCGTAGGAGGTGGAGACAAAGAACAGTTTCACGACTTGCTCCAACATGAACCAGAGTCCGCGCAGGCCACGCGCCACAACTGCCATGATGGTGTAGGCCAGTGACCCTGGTTGCAGGTCGGTGATGCCCGTATTGCTCCTTAGCGACGTCAACAACTCCATGAGGATCTGATCGTACGTTTTAAACAAGAACCTTCACCTCCTCGATCCTCCCGGTTCCTCCGTAGACATCACGGTATTCCACAACGCAAGAAATACGGCGGTTCTCGCGATCAATGAAAACCGTTGCTCCTGCCTCCAGCACGCGGGCATCCGCCATCACGCAGGCGCGCGCATCCTGCGAGCACGCTGCCTCGAAGCCCTGTGACATCGGTTGTGACAACCGGGACAGCATCGGGTTCCCGAAGTTCGGGTCATAGAAAAGCGCCCCGAGAGGTGTCCCGAAGCGCCGAACCAAATCCGCTTTTAAGCTGTCCGCCGATGTTGCCAGCCCAACGTCCCCCTGCGAGGTAATGCCGAGGTCCCCGCTTCCATCCGTCAGCAGGTCCATCAACTGCTCAGCCATCCAGAATCACTCCCATAATCACCGGCTGGTTCAGGTCACCGTTGATGAAGACCACCACACATTCATGACCTTCCATCTCCGGTGCGAGATTTTTGCAAGACTCTGCGAACCCAGTTTCAAAGTTGATCAACGGCACCAACACCTGCGCGGTGTTCCCGCGCACTGTGGTAATTACTCCTTTCTGCGGCATGGAATTGTTCATCACATCATCCCCTTTCCAAGCGAGGAAGAACCACCGAGAATCGAGTGTTCTTTGTTGTAAAGGTCGTCGCGGTACTGCTGCGCCTCATCCGGTCGAAGGCTGGTGATGTCGAGGTCTATTGTGTACCCGGCCTTGCTCAGGTGATGGTCCACGCGCTCAACGTAGTAATTGCCGTCAAAGCGGCCGCAACCGTGCACGCCTACCTTTTTTTCGCAACCGATGTGCGGGTTCCCAACGGCTCTACCGATCTTCCCGGTGATCACGTAGCGGGATAGCTCCGGCAGGAGGTTGTTCGCAATCTCCTGCGCTTTGGCCTGCGTCTTCGCCTTAGATGAATACACGATTCGCTCCTTCTCTTGCCCCAACTCCTCCACCAGCTTGTCATCCTTCGCCGAAGCTTCGATCAGCTTCTTCTTCGTGTAATGCCGGACCGTCACCTTGTTGTAACAGTCGATTGCGGAATCCATAAACTTGACCGACCCCACATTCGATGCCATGCCCTGCCTGTAGTAATAGTTGGCAACCACTTCATCGTCGGCAAGGTTGCGCGGCCCAAAGTAGCCTGCCTTATTCTTGTCGACGTAGCAAACGAAGTCCTCCAGATCGGCGGCCGCCTGCAACAGCTCCCACTCTTTCTTGCGATCATAGGCGTCTCGCTCGATGATGTCGCTGGTGGGCGTGACGTTTGCGACGATCCCGTGTTTTTTGAACAACATCTCTGCCAACTGACTGCTCGTTCGCTCCGCATACGCCGCCGAGAACTGCGTGTCGATCAGTAGCGAGCTGTAGTCGCGCCCCGCGATGCGAACAGTCATCTGGTCGGAAAAATCCGGCTCAACGGCGTCGATCTTGCCGGTGAAGATGTGCGTCAACTCCGACTTCTGAACGCGGTTCGGATCGGACGAATATCCCAACCAAATCCTCACTTCTTGATTTTTTCGGAGCCAATCCGAAAGCAATTTGTCGTTTCGGAGCGAGATTTCGAAGGTGTCCGCTGCCATGTAGAGCGTCAGCGAGACGTGCAGATCAATGATATCCGTCCAGCGGATCGCCTTGCCGTCGATCTCAACGTGCGCGCGTGGTGCGAGCATCTACGCCGCCCCCTTTGCGATCTCCGCCAATTCCCCGGCGTAATCCGGCTTGCTGATCGTTGCCACGTTTGGCAGTTTTATCTGCTGACCGATCTGCAAGGCATACACGTTAGTGATGCCGTTTGCTTCAGCAATCGCTTCCCACTTTGTGCCGTCGCCGTACTTCGTGGCAGCCAATTGCCAAAGCGTGTCGCCGGACTTGATCGTGTATGATTCGGCTGCGTCGGAGCTGGTAAGCCCGGCGGTCGTCGCGAGTGTGTTGCTGCCCAAAGACCCATCCCCGGCGAGATTGTCGAATTCCTCTTCCGGGAAACACACGATCAGGTGCAAGGAATATGAGACACGATTGCTCCGTTTCAACTTCGGCTTGTACGATTCCACCCGGACACGTTTACGGATCGGACCGTAGACAAGATCGTGTTCCGAGCCTGCCCACATCAGCCTCTCAATCTCCTCTGAGGTAGACCACGCATTGTCGCCGTCGAAGACGCCGTTGATTTCCAGCGTTTTCTCTCCTAGCCCCATGTCTTGGTAGACGGCTGGTGCTCCGGCGGGTTCGAGTTTCGCGATCCGGCGTTTCATATCGAAATCAAGAGAGTCCTTCGGCAACAGCGGGAAGGTGAATCCGCCGATGATCAAATCATGCATTGTTCATCCCTCCTTAATGCCCAAACAAAGGCTGCTGTCTCGAAAGATTGCCGCCCCAGTTGCGGTTTTCCCATGCTTTTACGGCTTCCGATGGGTTGCCACCGTTGTTGTTGATGGTGGAATGGTCGTTGTAGACCACACTGGACTGCATCGATGCCAGAGGTGCGTTAGCCGTCACAGGCACGGAGTTGAAACCGAAGCTGCCGGTGCCAGACGAACTCCACTGTGTGCGGGTTGCTGGCGGCGGCGTGCCGACTTGCACCTTCCCTTGTGCATAGCCACCACTGCCTCCGTAGCCGTCCCATATGGAGCCATTGCCAACGTTTACACTTCCAAGTACGTTTTCAGGATGGACGACGAAATTATCCATGAACGCCTTGGAGGCGCGTTGACCAGCTTCCGTTCCAAGAGCTCCACCAATGATACCACCGATTGCTGCGCCGATGGTCGTGCCAACTCCAGGCGCAAAGAATGTTCCGATCCCAGCCCCCATCGCAGCTCCAGCTTCCGCACCTGCCCATCCACCGACGACTTCACCAGTCGCCTTTGCGCCGGCTTCAAGTTTGTGGTCCGGCTCAGCGGTAGCAAATTCGTAAGCCCCGGCAACTATCGCGATCGGCACGCCTACTTTTGCAAATCGAGTACCTGCTCCTTTTGCATAATCTCCTGCTGCTTCAACGGCTCTTGCAGTACGGGTAGGAGTTTTCGAAACTTCAGCGGCACCGCCATTCGACGCTTTACCATTTCCACCAACTCCAGGATCGACGCCAACTCCAGATGAGCCCCCGCCTCCGTTGATCGCTTTCCCGTACACGTTGACGACATTCGCATTGATCGCTTTGGTCTGTATCGTATCTTCAACTGTTGCTTTTGCAGAATTCTTTTTTAACGGCCCGAGAATTTGCTTGTCAACGATATCGATGAAGTTTTTTGAAAAATTAAGCAACGGAGTAAGGGCTGATCCTACCCCACCTATTACGAGTTTTGCTGCTCCCATGGCCAGCGTAAATCCTCCAACAACTGCGACTCCTTTCCCAATGGACACTACCAAGTCTTCGTTTGCCTTAACCCATTTCGTAGCCGAAGAGACCATCGGCTCCATTTCCTTCATCCATTCGGTCAACTCTGGCATAATTGCGTTACCCATCTCCGTAGAGAGGTTTTCAAGGTTGGAAAGCAAAATGTGTTTCTGCCCATCATAGGACTCGCGGATCGTATCAATTTGGGAGTGCAGGTCCTTTTGTCGCTCCATAGATCCGTTTAGCTTGGCGAATTGCTCCGGGTGAGAGGAGATCAAAGCGAAGTCCTGCCCTTGTTCCCCAAAGATGTGATTCATCATCGCAGCCCATTCCAACTCGCCTCCGGTCAAATCCTGCCCCGTCATTTCTTGAGCGTGCTCTTTCATCTTTTGGATTTCGTCATCGGTCATCTCCAGCGCATATTGCGTCTTCACGCCTTTTGCGATGAACTCATCGTGCTTCCGAGAGAGGACGTCAATCATTTCTGAGTAGTGCTTGATGTGGTCTTTGTCCGCAAGCAAAGCGGCATTGTCGAACCCTACGATTTTTTCCTTTCCGCCACTGGTTGTAACTGTTTTGACCCCAGATAACAAACCAGCATCAGCCATTGCGGAAAGTTGTTTTTGCCCAGAAGCGGAGCCTAAGTACTTGAACGGATTGATCCGCTGGGCGTAGTCCTTGATGTGGACCCCAGCCATCGACCCTTCCATGCCGTTGATCGCTGCCATCGCAGACGCCTGTAGCATGTCGTTTTCGTCCCAACCGATTTTTTTGACAACGGGCATCCCGTACTTGAAGGTTTCACCCAAACTTTCGGAGGTCGCGTGTGTCGTGTTGATGACCCGGTACATGGAATCAGAAAACTTCGCAAGCTTTGATTCGTCGTTTGTGATCCCCGCGTCTTCAGCCATTCGGGCGAAGTTGTAAGCGGTGTGACCGGCAGACGACGACTTGCCCATTCCCACCTCAATCTCAGCAAGATAGGTTGCCTCCGGGGTGACTTTTTGCAGTTTATCTTTGGAGATTTGTGCGTGTGCAAGTTCCGTGTCGATCCCCAGAATATCCTTGGTAGAGAAGAGTGTCTTGGAGGAAAGTTCCTTGGCCTGCTGGTTCATCTCCTGCATTTCAGCGCTGTTCGTAGAAAATCCGTAAACACCGCCAAGTTCGATGTCTTTCATCTGGATTTCACCGGCCTTGTCGGCTGGTTTCAAAACAGATTCAACCATCCCAGTGCCCGCGGCAATGTCGGTCAAGCCGGACAATTTTAACCCATCCAGTTTGGTCCCGATTTCGCCGAGTATCGTGCTCGCCTTGGTCAATCCCGTTGACATGGAATCCAACCACTTCAGATCAGGCTTCTTTCCACCTACATCGCCAAGGTTGTTCCGCAACTGCTTGGCTTGTTCAGCGGCCTCTCGTAAGCCTCGCACGCCATCACGCCCGATCGCCCCGAGCCCTTCTGCCGCTTTCTTGGCTTCCTGTGCAGCTTCGCGTGACTCCTTGCTGATGTTCCCCAATTCTGACGCCGTCAACTTTGCGTTTGCCGCTGCGTCCTTCGCCTCTTTGCTAATCGCATCGATGCCGGACGCGGCGTTTTTTGTGTTGGACGCGACATCCTTGGCTTGCTTCCCGACGTTACCTAACTCCGTGGAAACAGCTTTAGCGTTCCCGGCGGCCGACTTGGATTCTTTGCTCAGATCGCCAAGGTCCTTCTCTACCTCTTGGATGCTTTTGGTCGCCGATTTGTTATCCGCGGTGATTTTCATTGACACTTGAAAATCCTTGTTTGACAAATCCTCACCCCCTTCCCGGATTCGCTCAACGCACGACCGTGCATGCGCTCAGCGAACCGGCAGTCATCTTGACTGCCGCATTTGTTCATTTTTCCACTCGATGTACTCCACGGCCCCGCGAGCGTAGAGGCGACGCTTCCAGTCTGGCATCGCCTCCCACTCAGAAGGGCTTATTGCGCCGCCGCTTGCGTCGTTGCAGTAGTAGAAGTCCCGGAGCCCGAGCGACCCAGCAAAAAATCAACGGCCTCTTCGACGCTCATGCCCGCTTCAACCGTATCACGTACCTTGTTGAAGACATTTTTGTAGTAGATAACGTCCTTGTCCGACCAGTTTGTGAACATGAACTTGTAGGAGTCCGTCGGGACTTCGCCGTCTACTTGCGTCAGACACTTCGCGGCGAGGCGAATGGCTACCAACTCGTTGGCCGAGTAGACGTTTTCCTCGTTGATCGGAGTGTCTTGCAGAACTGCAAGGCGATCGCCGCCCGTTGGTTCACGGAAGAATACGATTTTTCCGGTCGGGAGTTTGAGCGGGCCGAACTGATTTGCATTTTGATTGGTCATTGTCATGATGCCTCCTTGAGGGATTCGATTTTGAATTGGTAGTTGCTGTCGACGACTTTTTTACCGCCGCTTGCGGAGATACCAAGTTTCGTAAAGATGCAACCTTGCATGCTGTACCGCCCAATGAGTCCCTTGTCGGGTGCGTTGAAGGTCGCGGTGATCACAAAGCGCGCGCTGGTAAAACTGGTACCGGGACCGATTTCATCAGTTCCGAAAAGGGAGACGAGCAGGCTTCCGGCATCAATGAAACCGCGCTTCAACGTGCCGTCCATTTCCACGTCCCCATCCAGCCACATCGGGGAACGCGAATTAAGCGGTTGGTACCGCTCAGGCTCGTGGCTGATATTCAGCTCGACCTCTTGAAATTCTCCGACAAGCGCCGGGCCGTTTGCCGTCGTGACAGCGACAGCAACGTCAAATCCCTGTGCAGGACGTTTCATCCTTGTTTCAGCTCCTTTCTACGCCGAGAACCGGCTGATGTTATGGTCGATGTAGTCCGCCGCCGACGCAGGCCGCACACTGATGCCAGTGATAACTCGCCGTGCCTTGATCGTATCGGCGGTGTTGTTGGTGCCGTCACAGACCGTCGGTCGGAAGTCAAAAATTTCGCCTTTGTCGCGGTAGTCACGAAGGATCATGTCGATCTGCTCGCGAAGCGGCTGAAACATCCCTTTTTCAGTGATCGGTTGCGACTTTGCCCACTTCGTCCGGGCGGCCACGTCCATCTCGATCTTGTCGAAGATGCGGCGGTAGCAGGTCTGTGACCAGTCGTTCTGCGTCGCCGGATCGGCGTACAAAAACGTGGTCAACCCGTTGGAGATGACGATTTCGGATGACATGATGTCTTGGGCAAATGCCGAGATCCGCGCCATCGTCAAGGCGATCAAATCCGGGTCGTATGCATCCATCGGCACAACCCGCTCTAAAGCCGCGATGCCCTGCACCTTGCGCGCCGAGGGGGATACATGTGCAGGAAGCGTTGCGAGAACTCCGGCATAATAGCCATCCGGCGCAACCGCCTTGGAGGTATCCTCGATCGGGTAAACCCACGGATACGCCATAATGGCGCGGCCGCTGCTGTACGTTTGCGCAGCGATTGCTTGGCTGGGGGTTGCCGACTTCTTGGCGTTGAGCACGGCCACACGGAGGCCGCGCTGGACATTCATCTGTTCGCAGTGCTGGATCAGCGCTTGGTTAATCGCGTTGGACGTCTGTTGTGCGCAGAGGACGATGTTGACGTTGACGGTCTCCAGAACCTTGAGACCAGAGCGGACACCATTGGTATCTTGCGCGCCGATATAGTCGGCATCTGCCGTCGTGCCCCCATCATCCCCACCCGCCAGCGGCGTGTCATCAAGCGGCGCCGGAATGTCCGTCGCCCCCGCCGCTTTGATCAGCGTGACATAAGACGAAGAGATGCCGAGGTTGTCGAGGTCAAGCCCGGTAAAGGTCTCCTGCGGCAAGCGTTTGTAGCTGACGACGAGGTCGAACGTTCCTGCTGCAGAGCCCGCCAAAATCTTGACACTGATGTTATTGCCGTCCGTGCCCTTGGTGAGCGCAGAGACGGTGATGGATGCCTTCGGGGAGGTCTGCCCATCTAACAGGTCAAGAGACGCTGTCTTCGCCGTAGAGGAGGCAACACGCACAATCACGACCTTCTCCGGGCGCGGCTCTTGGTTGAACGCCCCTCGCACCGATTTGAAGCCGGTCAGGTTCGGGGCATCATCCCCGAATTGGCGCTTTACATCAAACAGGGTGTAACAGGTGATCGGCGTGTTGATCGGGCCCTTGGAAAAAGTGCCGACGATGCCTATTACGCCAAGAGATACACCCGCCGAAGTGTTAGGTTCCGGCGGCGTCTCGTTCACGTCCACGCGGGGCACAATGTATTGTTGATTGGCCATCAGAGTGTTCCTCCTTCATCTTCATAGTCGACTTCCCCCACCTCGTCGCCGAGGTCGAGGAGAAGTTTTTGCAGGATCGGCGGAGTTTCGCCCGGTTTGCGTCGCGGAGCGAAAAAAGTAGACTCTGCAGAGACGACGGCATAGTGCATCCGCTCCGTCTTCTCCAGATCGTTGGTTTCATACACAACTTCCGTGACATCCGTGGAATCTACATTGCCGCCAAGCGTCGGGTTCTCAAGCAGTGCGAAACGTACCTCGTCGGCGAGCGCGCGCACCAGCTCCTCCCCACGGAGTGGGTTTATGTCTTTGAGGTAGACCAGAACTTCAATGGGAATGGTCGCCTCATCTTGCTCGTTGTCGTACTCCTTGAAGCGAATCAAACCACAAGCAATAGAGATGGTCGGGCGTTCGCCCGGAACCATCCCTTTGAACTTGTGGTAATTTTTTATCGCCGCAAGCCCTTCTGAGGACTGGAGCGCGGCGATGATCGCGTCCAAAACGGTTTCCGTCATCCAATCACCCCTCTCGCCAAGTAATCAACCGCCATTGCGGCGATGACATCCAAATCATGTTGCTGGAGGACCAGATACGGGCGCGCTGGCATCTTAATCTCCGGGATGTGCGCTTCTTTGCGGAAGATGTAGCCGTTTTGGGTCGGGATCAGCAAGGATTGCTTGCGGCGCGCGCGCACCGTGTGGGCTTTGATCGTGCCGCCGATCTGGTGGATTCGCGCATACGTCAAGGACGAGCCGATTTCCGCTGAGTTGTTTGTGACATCGCCAAGGATGACCGATTGTTTCAGGGCGCCGGACCGCTGCAGGATCAAGTTGCCGCGCATCTTCTCGACGGCTTGGCTCTCGATCCTCGATTTGGTCGCCGCCGACTTGGCCGTCTGATGCTTTTTCGTACGGCGAGCGCTTTGGACAGCTTGCTCCTCGTAGGACATCATCGTTTTGACGCTCCGTGGCTTCCACCGAGATGGCCGCCCTTGCGCCTCGAAGTTCTGGTGCACAGACCTGATCATGACGGTGCCAATACCACCCATGAGCGGACGTAGATTGCCCGTCTTCTCACGCAAAGCTGTGAGCGCGGCCATCACTCGTTCGTCGTCGACGATAATTTGAAATCCATCGCTCAGTACGGCCACCTCCCTCCTGAGACCGTGTTCCCCCGCGTAGCCGAATCAAACGCGTCAAGCCTACCCTGCATAGGGCTAGGATTCGGCGTAGTGCTGAAGACGCGCCGACGCTGTTCTGGGACTTCTGGGGCGTGTTTCCTTATACCCGGCAGACCGTCAAGAGTCTGGAACTCGATGACGTGATCGAGTTCCGACTGCGCACGACGGCGGTAGTTCGATGCGAGCGGTACATCCTCGCGGTACATGATGTCGGAGAAGTGGTTCTCCAAAACAAAGGAGGCCGCCAAGTCCGCGCAAATGGACGTGATGACCTCCGGGATCGGTTCAACGAGCGGCACAACGTAGTGCGGTCGCAGTCGCTCATTGATATGAATTTGTGCCTTGCGGATGAAACCCGACAGATAATCCGGGTCAAACGTCTCTGGGTCCTCCTTGATCGGTTTGAAAAGACCGGCGACGTCGTCCGGTGTGCAGTACGTCCACATCGTCATCTTACGCCGATGCCGGTGCGGAAGACGGGAGCAGGACGGAACCGCGCATGATCCACTCCGGATGATGCAGTCGCGGCAGGCCGTTGACACCAACGGTGACCTTGATGAACGGCACATCTTGATCAGTTTTGTTCTCGATAAGAGAGAACTTGCCCGGTTGCGGTTGTTCAATCCCGCCGTTTTGCACGGCCAACGTCGAGCAGAAGTCCCCGAGCTTTTCGTGCCCCTTGCCGATCACCACGTACTTGTCAGCCGCGATGAACGGCGTGTACTCGCCATTCTCCGCTTTGTATCCCTCATCGTACATCTCGAAATCGAGCGACGGGAAAAATTTCTTCATGATCGTCGACATGTTTTCCGGCGTCATGGCGGTCGCATCGTTGCTCCGTTTCAGCAGATCGCGTAGCACCGTGCTCTGTGCGAGTTGTTGGCCGATTTCGAGGTTGTACCAAATTTTTGATGCTTTTGCACCAGTGCCCCGGAACTTACCTTGGATCGTCGAGATCCAACCGACGACGTCGAACTTCGCGTCACTCATGTCGAGATCCTCGATGACGTTTTGAGACGGGATGTCGTACTTGACCTCGAACTGCGTCGCATCACTGTTTACAGCAACCTTTCCGTCTACAACTGCTGCCCAACGGAGGTACTCTACCAGCGTGTCCAGACGGATGTTCAACTCATTCGCACGGCGCAAGACACGAAGGTAGCCTGCGCGCTGGTTGTAGGTCCCTTCCTGACGTGCTTCAAGCAACTCCTTCTCGTTGATCACGTACGTGTCGCCCCAGTAGGCGGTCGCGTACTTGCGAAGCGTGTTGCCGGTCAGCACCGCTTGGTTGAACTGACCACCGAGCGCACGAGGACCAGCGATCCCGCGCACGCCGTCGATGACGTCGACTTGGATGTCGGTTACGAATTCAGCAGCATCCGGCAGAACCTCCATACCACGGAAGCGAGACGGGTCAGTGTAGGTGTTGCGGACGACGTGTGTTACGTCCTGCGTAGACGGAAAAGCCAAGGTGATTGCAGATGCGGACATTTGAGTTCCCCCTTTTATACGATGATTAATTCTTGGTCGCAACGCGGAATGACGCGGGCATGCAGGTCCCATGCAACTTGGCTATCGAAACCGATCAGCATCTTGCCGACGAATGCACCACGGTAGTAAGCCGTGGCGACACGGTTCCGATCAGCGTCGGGTACAGAATCTGCAAGGACGAGCATAGCTTTCTCGCACCCGCCACCGACGTAGAGAAGATCGCCCGCTTCCGGCGCGGTATCCGGTGCATGCGTCACCGTGATCTTGTCGCCGGTGATACCGACGATCGGGCCAAGGTCTTGTTCCCCGGTGCCGTCCGGCTTCGCAGAATACACGTGCAGGGTTGCGTTCGCCGGATACGTCAACCAGCGGAATTTTTCTGCGGTGCCAGCCGCCACCGTAACGGTTGCACTATCAGCAGCGGGAGCGGCGGCCAGCGTCGTGCGCGTGACGGGGCGCATCAGGCCATCGGCTTGGAGAGCACCCAAGATCGTGCCGGAGAGAAGGTCGCCGATAAACGGAGCGAGAGTTACCGGAATGCGGTGGTGGGGCATCTCGCCGAACGCGCAAATCTTCCGGTCGGCATAAAATTCCTCGCCTTGGGCACCGGGAACGTGAGAGTTGAAGCGTTGATCCATGATTGTTGTTCCTCCTTGTCGTCCTACAGGACGTATTTGCCGTCAACCTTCTTTGCGCCGAGGTCGGACATGACTTGATCGCAGAGTCGCTTGCTCTCTTCGGCACGTTGCTGTTCTTCTGCCGGCGGCTGGCCCGCAGCCCCCACCTGCGACAACTTGACCCGCGCCGACTCCGGGAACGCGTCGAGCATGCCATACACCTCAGCGGTGCGCGCGGTGAAGTCGTTGTCGGCCAGCTTGATCACGCCCGACTCCTTCCCGTCTTCGCCCAAAAGAATTTTGCGGGCGTTGTCGATATACGCCGGCGGGATGCCAGCGGCGACGTACTCGCTCAGCTTCTTGTTGATCTCCGCGACGCGTTGGCCGGATTGCGCTTGGAGCGCGTTGGCATTCGCCTCATCGATCTTCGCTTGCATGTCGGCAAGTTTCTTTTGGAAGTCATCTTGCCCCGCGAGGTTCAGAGTCGGCGCTGCGGGGGCGGGTTGCGGTGCCGGGGTCGGCGTCGGTGCTGCGGGCGTCGGCTCCGGCTTTTGCCCGCCACCAAACAACGAAGTGAAGGCGTGAATGCCATCAGACAGTTTTTTCAGCAAGCCGTTAGTTTGGGTTTGCTGTTCGAGCAGTTGATCAACTTTTTCCATGTTGGTGGATACCTCCTTGAAGTTGAGATAGACGGTGTCCGGCGGGTCGGACAACATGATGTTCTCCGGAAGACCGGTCAAAAAAGGCTCATTCGTGAGTGCGATTGCTTCAAGCACCGCGCCTTTCGATGAGCCGTCAATCTTGCTTTTGTAGTTGTCCTGGTACTCCGGGCTTGCGTAACGGTACTTCTGTGTCTTGATCATCTCGACCACCTTGCCGTCGGTCGGTTCGGCCAACGCAAAAAGGATGTCTCCTTCCTGCACCAGCTCATCGATCCACGCTTCCGCCGGTGCACCGCCGAACGTCGGTGCGTTGTCTTTGTCATGCGCGATCCGAATGAAAGCACGGCGGCCGATGGTACCTTCGAGGAAGTTTCGCTTGACCTCGTCTAACTTTTGCTGGGTGATGTCGATCACGCCATACGTCGGGTGCTGCCAACGTCCGATCTTCATTGCCGGGATTTTGAGCGGCATGCGCTTCACCTCCTACATGGGAAATTACACAACGGTAGCACCCACAATGGAAATTGCGCTGTTGGCTTTCATCCGCATGCCCTCATCGTAGGTTTTGAGCAGATATTCAATCTTGCTTTGCAATTCATCCGTGTTGACGATTACCTCACGGGCACCGGAAGGCAATTCCACGATCGTCACAAGATGCGTGTACTTGTGCCCAGTTGCTACCATGTCGTCTCTCGTCTGTTCAAGCAAAAGACGAATTTGATTTGCTGCCATGTTTTTTTCACCCCCCTTTTTTAAGTCCTCCATCCCTTCGGCAATGCTGCCACATCCCCCCAGTCCAAACGCTCCGGCGTGATCTCCTTCGGCTCATATCGGCTGTACAGCGGCATCAGGACGCTTCTGCAACGTCCGTGAAGCGGCGGGGTGTTCTGCCCGAGGCGCGGGTCATCCATCGCCATGACCAACCCGTGGCGGCTCCGGCATACCTCTGACGTGCGCGAGTCCATGATCGCGCTGAACTGCACGTAGTCAACGTTGTTCTCCCTGTAAGAGACGAGGCGAGCGCGGTTGTAGGCGTACGTCGTCTCTGTGGTGACGATCAGCGAGGCGCGGTTCTCGTTGAACTTGCGGAGGTCCGCGATCCTCTCCTCAACCTGCGCGCGCGGCATGCCGGTGAGATACTGCAAGAGAAGCTTTTTGACGGCTGCGACGATATCGGTCTCGACGTTCCCAGCGAGCACGAGTGCCCGATCGTTGAGGACCTTGATTGCATCGGTCGGGGAAAATTCCTCACCCGCTCCAAAGTTCAAAGTCGGCAGATCGGCGAGCTTCACCTGCATGCGGCGCCGCTTCTCCTGGCACTCCGCGTTTCCATGTGCATGGCCGACGTGAAAAACGTCCATCGCATGCGTGCGGAGAGTTCGAGACAGTTCACCGGCTTGCGGCAGGTGCCATCGGTGGATCTCGTGCTCCGTTGCTCCAAAGGGGATACTCGCGAACACGACCTGCAACCAGCGATTGTACTTCACCAGCAACTTTTTTTCCGTGCCGTCGAGGTAGTTCTTGACGAACTTCAACGCCCGCTTCATGCTGTCTCCTTGGTCACCGGAGTATCGTTTGGTTGGTCGTTGGTTTCATCCTCGCGCAGATAGTGCCCGTAATCCTTCGCAACTTTCTCCTGCCTCGCCGCGATGTCCTCCGACTTTGTCAGCGGGAAACCAAGCTTAGACTGGACGTGGTGAAGGTGCTCTTCCTGCTCTGGGTCGAGGTAGCCTTTGTCGGTCATCGCCGCAAAGATTTTCGCCAATTTATCCATGTCTTCGTTCGAGATCTCACGCTCTGGGAACGTTCCATAGTCTTTTTGCGGACCGAAGTTCATCTCGATCAACGGGCGAACAAGCTGTTCGATCAGGACCTCGACCAGTTTTCGGTAGATCCCGCCGTTCATCATCGTGAAGATGTCGAAGTGCGACTGCCCCAAAGCGTAAGAGCCGGAGCGTTGCCCCTCATCGAAGAGTAGCGACGGCGTCAGCACGCTGCGGAACAGCATCTTGTTCAGATACATGATCAGCCGCTCAAACGCATCACCAAGGCCAGCGCCCGCGCCATGGAACTTGATGTCGCTCTTTTCGTCGCCGGTGCCCGTTGACATTGCCAGCCCCGTCCCGTTTTGGATGTTGTTCAACAGGCGGGACATATACGCAACATTGGAGATGTAGTTCGGCGCATCCTCCGTTCCGGGGTTTTCCGGGTCGCGAATCTCTCCATCTGGCACCATGGCGGCGACGAGCGGCGTACCGTACTTATCCACGCCGTTCACCCACATCTTGAGCACCGGGTCTTTCAGGAGCCAGTTCTTTCGGCCGCGTTTGAGCTGTGACCGCCCGTAGGGATTGCCGAACGTACCATTGCCGTGCGTGAACACGATGCTTTTGTGGCGCGGGATTTTGACATAGCTTCCGTCGAACCATCGCCATTGTGTGATCGGCTCATCCGCCAGCTCTCCTGTCTGTCGGTCGAGGTTGAACATGACGGATCGCGGGTGATAGGTCACGAGCTTGTCCAACATGATCCGCGCGGAGCCCTTCCACGTAGACGCCTTCCAGACGATTTCCGTTCCGCTGTACCCTGCCCATATCGCTGTCAGGATTCCTGCACACGCTTCGAGCAAAGAGCCACGCATCCCATTCAGCGCATCGTTTACAAACTCTTGCAACGTCGGGTCCGATTCGTTGACGTAACGGTCGAGTTTGTTCAGCACCGCGAGAATCATGAAATCAATGGCCGCCGCGACGGTCTCGTCTGTCTCATACATGCGTTCGAAGTCTGTGATCAGCGCGGAGTCCGGGTTGGCGACGGCGTTGTCGAACAGGAAGAACGTCGTCCACAACGAGTTACCGATCTGGCCGACGACTTTGCTTGGAGCTACCAAGGTTTCACCCCCTTTCAGGCGAATGCTAGTTGTTCAAAAACCATTACTCGACAACGATATCCGGCAAACCATAGTGCCGATCGAGGCAGGCGCAAATATTTTCAATTCGTTGAGTTGTGTTCGCACTATGAGGATCAACCTTTTGTGCCTCGATCAGCAGTTCAAGATACTTGAGCTCTTCTTCCACCCTCTCACCTCCTACCACTGGATTTCGGCAGCCGCAGATTTGCCGACAACTACGCCGTGTGCTGCCACTTTGCGCTTACCACTCAGTCGGTTCAAAGCCTGCGACATCGCGTCCACTTGGTCATCGTGCGCGCCGTTCGGGAATGCCGCGCACTCTTCGATGAAATCGTGCACCCAAGGAGCCGTAGTAGGATCAGGTAGGAACACATTGCCTGCCTCGATGTCCGGCGAAACAGCCGAAGCGCGCACAACTTTTCCGCCATCAGGATTCACCGCTATGATGCCAGGAATCTCACGGCTCAGCGTCGCGATGATCGCCGGTCCGTTCGCCTTGTCCTCGACGAGCTTTGCGCGCGCGGCGGGCCACTTGGCGGTCAGACTGCGAATCGCGTTCAGCGTTTCAGGGAAACTCATGCGCGCCCTTACTTGGTCGAGAAGATACTTATCCGCCCCAACCTTCCCCCAGACCTGCCCCACTACATAGTCGGAGCTGTCGGAGTCCTTGAAGGTGCAGTCCCACGATTGCACGACCTCTTCAAACCTCGCTGGAGGCGCTTTGTAGAACTTCCACCACCCACGCTTCAGGATCGACCCATCTGCCGGTGATGGCCGCTGCTGATAGAGCGCTACCCAAATGTGTGAGCCGACGGCTTTCTTCATCTGCGCGTACTCCTCCGGCGGGAACCGTTCCGGCCAGAGGGGCTGATCAACCTCTCTCCCCAGCGCGTCGTTCTCCTCTGCGATCGCGGGGAGCGAGATCACTTCCCACTCCTCGCCCTCTCCGCTCTCTGCCATCTTGAGGAGACGTCCGGCGAGATCGTCCTCATGCCAGCGGGTCAGAACCAGTACGACCGCCCCGCCCGGAGCAAGACGCGTACGCAGGACTGAGCGGTACCACTCGAACACCTTGTCGCGGATGACCTTCGACTGCGCTTCCTCCCAGTTCTTGATCGGGTCGTCTATGATCGCCACGTGTGCGCCGCGACCGGTCAGTGGGCCGCCTACACCTGCGGCTTTGAGGCCGCCGCGCGTCCCCTCGATGCCCCACGCCTTGACGCCCTCGTTCCCTTCGGCGACGTCGACTTCCCAGAGTTTCGGACCCCACTCTGCGAGGGTGTCGCGGGAGATGCGCGAAAAGTCGTACGCCAGATCGGCGGAGTAGGAGGAGATGATGACCTCTTTGTCCGGGTTCCTTCCCAGATACCACGCCGGAAACTTCTTGGAGGTAACCTCAGACTTCCCGTGTCGGGGCGGCATGAAAATCATGAGACGCCTGATATCGCCCCTCTCGACCGCCTCCAGTTTCGTGCAGAGTAGTTCAAGGTGTCGCGCCGTTTTCCAGTTGCCGGCGCTCTCGTAGGCAAGGAAGCGGGGCAACCTCCGCCGCGCCCACTCCTGTTCAATGGCTTCGGTGCTGGGCAACCTTGCCGGTAAGTTGCTCAAGTTGCATCAGCTCCTCATCCGTCAGGTTTGACAAGTCGTATTGGTGGTTGTGGTCGATTGTGCCTGAATGCTCCACGGTAGCTTCCACCTTTTCCTTGAACATCCCAAGGTGCTGACCGATCAGCTTCAAGACTTGCACACGGTCGGGCAACTCCATTTTCAGACCGTCCTTGCCCTTCGAGAGTGCGCCTGCGATCTTGCCGTCGAAGTTCTCGTTGAACCTAACTTCCTGCACCTGATATTCGACCACTGAGCCGTCCTTCTGCTTCGCCTGCACCGTGACGGTTTCGAGCCAAGCGAAGTCGCGGAGGTCAAAGTCGGCCAGCTTAATGAGCCGCAGCAATACCCAATCGGCATCGATTTGGACGCGTGCGGATCGGGCGGCGAGCGCGCGGTCTACTGCCTCACGGACTGAAGGTTTCTGAAGCAGTTGGTAGCCCTGCTGTTCGGCAGTCTTGACACTATACCCGGCACGGACGGCGGCTTGCGTAGCGTTGAGGTCCAGCAGGTACTCATCAACGAATCGCTGTTGCTTCGGTGTCAGTCCGCCCGTCTCGCGCTCGGCTTCCTCATCCGTCGGCGGTGCCGGAGCGCTTCGCGTAGTGTGCACCTTCTCAACGAACGAGGGTGCACCCTTTGTATCTGCGGGTGCACCCTCTCGCTTCGTCCATTTGTCGCCTCGCTGAGCGTCTCGCTTCATCCAGCTCTTGAGCGTGTTCTCGCTGATCTGGTGTTTGGCGGCGAGCGCCTTGGGCTTGATGTCGGTCGTCTCATACTCCTTGCGGATCTCCTCGCGGTCCATGTGTCATCACCTCACCTCCACGCCTTGATGGCGTCTTCTATTGCTTCACACACCCCGCCACACGCAGACAGGAAATCTTCCCGCCTCCGTTGTCCCGTGCCCACTCGCACCTCTCTCCGCGCAAGCAAGGCGGTTTGCCGGGTCCGGTGGCGGATTGCTTGCGTGCGGCGATCTCAGCGTCGATCATGCAGTCTACGCAGGTTTTCTTG